GCGAAGAGCTGCGCGAGACCCGCTGCCAGCATCCGCGCCTCGTCAAGCTCGTGCAGCGGCCGTCGCAGGACGCGGACTGGGTCGAGACGTACCACGTCGAAGGCCTCGCGCAGGTCTACCACACGCCCAGCCAGGCACTGCAGGCGCTGGAGCACAACCCGTGAGCCCCGCCCTGCGCAACCTGGTGCAGCTGCTGGCCCGTCGCGCCTACGAGCGCCGAGGAATTGAGCGGCCAGCTCTGGATTACTACCGCGGACTACCTCGACTTGATGCGCCGAAGGAGTATCGAGGGCGCGGAACGTGGCATGAATTGAACTCGACGGCCATTGCCCAAGGTGTTTATCTGCTCTGGTCCGGTCCGCGCCTGCTCTATGTTGGCCGGTCCGTGAACGTTGCCGCCAGGCTGCGCCACCACTTTCTTAACTGGCACAGCGATCCACGGTTGTACCCGACGCATGCAACCTGGATCGCGATCAAGAGCATCGCTGAGACCGCGACAGTCGAGGCTGACTTGATCGCGAGGCTGAGGCCGATGCACAACCGCAGAATGGAACTGGTCCGGTATTTTCGCCCGGCAACCCGCAAGCCGTGATCCTGACCTTCGCCAAACTGCAGCGGATCAGCGGGCACACCCAGCGCGCGGCCGTGAAGCGCTGGCTGACGGGCGAAGGCATCAAGTATTGTCGCGACAAGGACGGCAACCCCTGGACGACCAGCGAGGCCGTGAACAGGGCCATGCACGGGAAGGATGACGATGGATTCACCCTGGACGATCCCCAAAGCGGTGTACGTGAAGGGCGGCCGGTACTACAAGGTCGTGCGCGGAAAGTGGCACGCTCTGACCCCCGTCGCGGACGGTCTGCGGGCGCTGAGGGCGGCGCTGCTCGATCTGCCGAGTGAGCAGAGGCCGACGACGATCGGCGAACTGCTGCCGCGCTACCTGATCGGGGCCGAGATTACCGAGACGACGCGGAACGAATACCGCCGGATCTGTGAGGCGAGGCTGATGCACCACTTCGGACGGGTGCAGATCGGCAACCTGACGGCGGTGCACGTCGCCACGTACTCCGAAAAACGAAAAAAGGACGGCGTGGGGACGATGGGCAATCGCGAGCTGGCGGTGCTGTCGGGGGCGTATGAGTTTGCGATGCGCCACGGATGGGCGACTTCGAACCCCTGCCGGGGGATCAAGCGGAACAAAGAACGTCCGCGGAAACGGTACGTGAGCGATGCCGAGTACCTGTCGGCCTTCGAGGCCGCGCCTGAGCACGTCCAGGACTTCCTCGCGATCGGCCTGCTGACGGGAGCGCGCCAGGGTGACCTCCGCGCCCTCACCCGCGCCAGCCTGACGCCGGAGGGGATCGTGATCGTGGAAGGCAAGACCGCGCTGACCACGGGCAAGACGCGCCTGGTGCAGTGGTCGGACGCGCTGCGGTTCTTCGTGCGCCGGTCGCTCGAGCGGCAGGCGACCGTGGCGGCCCGTGGGGCTGATCCCGTGAAGCACCGCCGGGCCCGCCCGGTCAGCGAGTTCCTGCTGGTCAACCAGTTCAACCAGCCGTGGACGCTGAGCGGGATTCAGTCGGCCCTGCGGCGGCTGCCGAAGGGCGGCTGGCACTTCCACGACCTGCGCGGGAAGTCGGCCAGCGACGCCGGCCACAACATTCTCGGCCACGGCCAGCAGATGCTGGCCGTGTACGTCAGGCACCAGACCGTAGCGGCGCTGCGGTGATTCTTAGAACGGCCCTTAGAAGCTTAGAAGCGGGGGCCTGAAAATGGTGCCGACTCGCGGATTCGAACCGCGGACCTACTGATTACGAAGGAATACGCCGCGTGTCGTAAGCCTTTGTCTGCATTGGAATTGCAGAATCCGAACTCTTAGAAGCCGACCCAGAATCCGCGGCGGGGCCGGGAGGTTTCACGGGCGAATCTTAGACGATGCACTCACGCACTCCCACCACCATGCCGGCCGGCTGGGGCTAGCTCAATCCCGCGCCAGCGCCTCGTCCCTCTCCCTCAGCGCCCGGTAGGCGGCGGACTGTCGGTCGGCTTCTCGGACGAGGTCTCGTAAGGGGCCAGTATCGAATTCAACCGGTCCTCGAAGTACCCCTCCGGCTTCGGCGCCGGCAGGTTGGCCGGCACGGGCGGCATCACGCACCGTACTTGGATCGGGGCACACCCGAATAACCCTACGCTCGACAGGGCGAGCATTGAGCCGAGCAATTTCCTGTTCATACTGGGTCACCGCCTCCGCGTTTTTCGTTGCCTGCACGGCCTGAGCCGCTGCCACGCGCGCGCGGCACTTTGAGCCCTCCTCGCATCTCTCCTCCGCGGCCAGACGCTCCTGCACGGCCTGCAGCTCGCCGTAGGCCTCGTGCCAGACCGACACCCGCCAGCCGGCCAGCGCGATCAGGGCAACGCCGGCGACGGCCAGCCCGACGCGGAGCATGGCGGCATACGGGGCGAGCGGGCCTAGCGGTAGCATCGCGACCTCCATGACAGCCAGCACGGGGCGGAGCGCGCCCAGTAGATCGTGTTGTCAGCCCCGGCCAGCCAGCGATCGCGGCCGTTGACCGAAGGCGCGACCTGGACGAAGTAGCGGCCCAGTCTCACGAACCGCCCCCGACGAGGTGCAGCGCCCGCCCGATCGACGTGCCGGCCTGCACCAGCTCGCGGTGCACGGCCTCACGCGCCGGCGCCACGTCGTGCTGCAGGCGGCGCTCGGCGTCCTCGAGGGCCCGCGCGGCCTCGCGCAGCAGATCGATCACCCGAGTGAGGTCAGGCACTGTTGTTGCGCTCCGCTGCGATCACGACGCTCTTGTCGGCGCTGCCCTGGGTGCTCGAGAACCAGAAGTTCATGATCGTCACCACGGAGGTGGTCAGGGCCCCGAGCAGGAAGATGAGCAGCCGCTCGAGCTCGGGCGTGATGTTGAGATTCGAACTGATGACGGTCGCGACGATCCAGCCATAGCCGGAGATCGCGACGCAGGAGAGGATCGCGCGTGCGATCAGCGTATACAGCGGGTTCATGGCGTCAGGCCTCGTTGGAGCTGAGGGGCGCGCCGGCGGCGGCGAGCAGAGGGGACGGAGGGGCGGTCAGATATTCAAGGCCCGCCGGCCAGCGGTAGCCGAGGACACGGTTGGTGCTGAACGCGGCGATCGACACACGGTTGCCCTGGTTGCCACCGAGCACCAGCAGCTGGCCGAGCGCGTTGCGGCCGACCACGAATCCAACGTGGCCACCGCCCGAGCGTTCGAAGACGACAATGCAGCCGAGCAGGTCACGTGGCAGGGGTTGGCCCCAGTCGAGCCAAGCCTTCGCGCGATACCACGCTTTCGGGATAGGCAGCCCCGCCTCGCGCAGCACGGCCCCACAGAACGTGCCGCACCACGGCGTTTCGTCGTCTGTCCACCAGGCTCGCAGCTCGACCAGCCAGCGGCGGATCGTGGAGGTTGTGACCGAGCCCGGGGTTTCAGCGAGTCCGACGTGGCGGCGAGCAATCGGCAGCCAGGCCGGCTCGGTCATGGCTGGCGGTCCGAGCCGGCGATCGCCACGTCGATCCGCTCGAGCCTCCGGAGAATCTCCTGGTACTGCGACTGCGTGACTGCAGTCTGGATGCGCAGCTGCGCCTCGCTCGCCTGCAGCGCATCCACCTTCGCCTCGGCAGCGCGGGTGCGTTCCTCGAGAATGGCCACGCGCTGCGAGCCGATGCCCTGCGTGATGCCAGCGCTGAACGCCCCCACCACGACACTGATCAGCACCGAGGCGGCGAGCGAGACGCGCATGTGCTTGTAGTCGTGAGGCCGCTGGTCGTCGTTTGCTTCGAATTCCATCAGTGCTCCAGTGTCTAGATTCGGGCCAAGGCTTCAGCCGTGCGAGCTAGAAGTACGAAACGATGATGAGGCGACCGCCACCGCCCGCGCCGCCCGCGCCAGACGCATTGCCAGTGCCATCGTGAGTTGAGCCGCCACCGCCCCCGCCGGCGCCAGGTCGCGCACCACTGCCGCCGCTGCCACCGACGAACGTCGAGGACGTGTTGTCAGCCGCGCCGCCGCCACCGCCCGCACCCTGCGCGGCATTGTTTTCCACGCCTCCGGCACCGTTCGCGCCGTGGGCCGTGCCGCCGGCGCCGCCGGCGATGGGGTTCGTCAGCAGCGTAAAGCTGCCGCCGTTGCCGCCGTTTCGCACAATGCTTGCTGTGGCTTGCACGCCGCCGCCACCGCCGCCAGCCGGCTGCGCGGCCGCCATGCCCGAGACGTTGGCTGAATCGTTGCTGCTACCCGTGGCGCCACTGGGTTGATGGGTAGCGCTGGCGCCCGTTGTCCACGTTCCCGCCCCGCCGACAGTTGAACCGATCGGCGTACCGTTGACGCGCCCACCGACACCACCCGCGCCGCCTGGCGCGCCGGTGATCCCGCCGAGCGTGCTCGCACCGCCGGCTGAACCATTGAGCCCGCCGCTGCCGGCGGATGTCTGGGACGCGCCACCGCTACCGCCGCTGCCGACGGTCGCGCTCAGCGACGAAAGAATGGCCGCGGGATCTATCGCCTCGAAACTGCCGCCGGCGCCGGCACCGGCCGTCCCGCCCGAGCCGGCCGTCGTTGTCGGTATGCACCCGCTGGCACCACCACCACCACCGCCCACAGCGATGACTTCGCACCAGACAGCGCCGACCGGGGGCGACCAGGTGTCGCTGGCATCAATGATGTCGACTTGCGTGTTTGCCATGCTCAGGCGTCCACGTAAGACACGACAACGACGAGACCATCTCCGCCGTCGCCGCCAGCGCCAGAGGTCACTCCGGTCGTGCCGTAAGCCCCGGACCCGCCGCCGCCACCGCTGCCGCCAATGGCTCCATGACCGCCGGAGTGACGTACGCTCGGCGATCCGGTGCCTCCGTGGCCACCGCCGGTGCCGCCCACGGCCGCGAGCCCGCCGTACGTGTAACCGTCGACGCCAGCACCACCGGCCACCGCCGCGTTGAAGTAGGAACCGAGCGACTTTGTCGCGTTGCTTCCGGACCCGCCGCCGGCGCGGCCGGAATTTCCGATCGATTGGCCGCGGCCGCCACCGCCGCCGTAGTTGGGAGTGGCCCACGTGTCTGCCGCCGAATCCTGAACCGCGCTGACCCCGCCGCGCGTTCCGGCAACGCCATTGACGAGGTTTCCGGCACCGGACGTTCCCACGACAGTCGATGAACCGCCGATCTGTCCGGCACCTCCACCTGTCCCGGCCGCCGCTACGACATAGTCGCCAAAGCTTGAGGGCCCCGACCCTGACGCGCCGGCGAGGCCGGCGATGTTTGCACCCGCGTACACCACTCCAGCGCCGCCGGCGCCGCCCGCGCCGACGGTGACTGACACCGAGCTCGGCAGCAGCGATCCGCTGAAGAATCCGATCGACCGCCCGCCGCCTTCGCCGCCGCCACCGCCGCCCACGCCCACGCCCGTGTTGCTCAGCGCGCCCGAGCCACCGCCGCCGCCAGGACCTCCGACGTAAACCTTGACCAGTCGGCAGTTGGCGGGCTTGATCCACGTGCCCGAGCTTGTGAAGCGCTGTACGTCGGTTGCCATGGGCTCAGGGCATGTGAGAGATGATCAGCACGAAGCCGCCGCCGCCGGCGCCACCCGTGCCGCTGTTGTTCCCAGTGCGCGCCCCGCCGCCACCACCGCCACCGCCACCGTAGGAACCGCCGGCGCCGCCATTTCCGCCGTTGCCGGTGAGGTTGCCGGCGCCGCCGGAGCCCCCGCCGCCGAACCCCGCAAACGAGTCGCCCGCCGTACCGGCCTGGCCTGACGTGGTTGTGGCCGGCGCCGGTGTCAGTCCGCTCAGGTTGGTGAATGCGCTGCCAGCACCACCGTAGAGCTCAGTATTGCCGAGCGTGCAGCCGCCGCCCCCGCCGCCAGCTCCCGTGCCGACGCCGTACTGCGTGCTCGCTGTTCCTGCGACGCCATTCGCCGTGGTGCTGGCGTTGCCGCCGGCGAGACCGCTCTGCCGCGCTCCTGACCCTGCGGCGCCGCCGGCGGCCGTGCCCGCTGTGATACGACCCGCAACGCCGCCGGCGCCGGGCTTCGCTTCGCAGAAAGATCCGAAGTAACTTGGTGTGCCGGCGCCGCCCGCCGTGCCATCTCCCTGGCCAGATCCCGCAACGCGCGAGCCGCCGCCGGTGCCGCCAGCGCCTGCCTGCACTGCGACGCTCGACGGCAGCGAGTCGCCATCAAGAACAGCGTACGAAAAGCCGCCGGAACCGCCCGCGCCCCCGCCCGATGCGGCTACGCCTGCAGCCGCCAACGCGCCCGAACCGCCGCCGCCACCCGGGCCAATTGCAATCACTTCGACCCACAGGCACCCGACCGGCTTCAGCCAGGTGCCGGACTCGCCGTCGACGAAGATTTCAGCGTTGAGGCCCGCGCTACCTCCAAGGATCGCGAACATCGCCTGGATGATCGTCACGAAAGCCCCACCCCGCCGATCATCCACCCGGTCGACGTCACCTTGATCGCCGTCGCGATGCCGTACTGCGCGAGCGTGCGGGTGCCAGTGGCGCCGGTTGGCGACCAGTAAAGCGTGTCGGTCGTGATCGCAATCTGGACTGGGTCGGCCGCCAGATTCGTGATGGTCACCGTGAAGCCGATCGGCAGGGCCAGACTGGCGTTCGCAGGGATGGTGTAGACATCGCCGGCGCCGGCGCCGCTGGCGTGATGAATGTGTCGACCGTTGTCAGCCAGGACGATGCCGTAATTGCCGGTCTGCGCGTTCTGCGGGATACCGGCATCCGGCCACGGGCCGGCGCTCGTCGTGCCGTCGCCGTTCAGGACCCGAAAAGCGTCATCGTCAACGACAGAGACGATCGGCGTGCCGACGATGGCCTCGAAGATCCACTCGCCTTCGTCCGCGTCCCACGTTGCGATCTCGCCGGCATGACCTGCCCACAGTCCGGTCGCCCCGGTTGGAACGTAGTACGAATCGCCATCGGCAGGCGAGCCGGGCGGCGCGGTGGTCGTCGTCGACAGGACACTCGCACCTGCGGAGCCGGGTTCATCCGGATCGGGAGGCTGTGCCGGCACGTCGTCGATGCCGGTGGGCGCCACGTAGGTCGCGGTCGAAACGCCGAACACGTCCTTGGCCAGGTCGATCTCGATGGAGCCGTCCTCGAGCGTGCCCTTGCGGATCGCCATGACGCGGTGAGGGATGTCGACGAGGCCTTCCTTCTCCCAGGAGAAGCGCACGACCTTGCCCTGCTGGTGCCGCCAGGTGCGCCGGCTGCAGCGCAAGGTGCCACGCCCCAGCGGGGTCGAGCGCTGCACGAGCTCGCGCGCAGCCACGGTCTTCGCCACGTCGTGGTTGCGGATGCCTGGGTACTTGATCGTCTGGGAGATCACCCGTCCCTGCGCGCGGATGTTGCCGAGGTCGTGCACGGTGACGGCGGTCGGCTTGTACGAGACCGGGTCCGTATAGACCAAGGTGATCTCGTTGACCGTCTCGCCCCACCCCGGCCGCGAGTAGCGGATCAACTCAATGACCGAGTCCTCATCGATGAGGTCGAGGTCCTCGGCGACGTAGTCGTTGCGCAGCGGCGTGAGCGTGTACTTGCCGGTGGTCGGATCCTCGCCGAGCACCATGCCGGCGTGCGAGCAAACTTCGCCGAGGAAGTCGCCGATCTCCGACGACTGCACCCACTGCAGGTTCAGGCCGAAGGTCTCGGATACGAACAGGTCGGCCGCGGCACCGAAGCTGGTTTCATCGATCGAGGCCGTCGGCTCGCCGTAGCCAAAGACCGAATTCGTCAGCACTTCGTAAACGATGTGCGCGGGGTTCATGCCCTCATCGACGGTGACATCCGCCGCGTTCCAGGCGGCGCCCTGCTCCCACCCCGCGGCGGTGCGTCGCACGAGAAACTGTACCGGCTTCAGGTACTGGCTTTTGCCGACGTAGCCGCCTTTCCACACCACCGAGACGACGCCACGGTGCGCCGACAACGGCGCACCGATCTGCGCCAGCAGGTACGTGTTGGGCGTCTGGGACGAATCGCCCATCATCACGTCGAAATCGCCGATCAGGCCGCCCTCGCCCTTCCCGCCGCCGAACAGCTTTTTCTGGTTGATCGACTGGGTGGCCGAGGCGGTGAGGCTGCCAGACCATGCCGTCTTTTCGTCCCAGTCCCAGCGCAGGAATTCGTCGATCGGGCCGAACGAGATGACGTAGTGCAGGCCAAGGTAGTATTTGAACCCCACGACCTGGCTCTGCCCGAAGGAGCTCTTGCGTATCGCCTTCTTGTCGAGGTCGCCGTACCAGACGACGTTCGGGCCGGTGATCATGACCTTGCCGAACACCACGGGGATCGGCCGACCCTCCTCTGCCGTCGGCGCCTTGAAATCGTCAAGGGAGGCCGCCTTGGCGTTTCGCGGCTTCGGCGCGAGCGCGATCGATATGATCGTGGTGGCGACGAACAGCACCGCCTGAACGACCCACACGGGCCAGACCATTAGAAAACGCTCCCGCCGCCGTAGGGGTTCTTCTGCGGTACGTTGGGAAACCCGCCGTAATTGGCTGAGTTGCCGAACTTCGAATCGCAGACCGTAATCTCGTGGCTGCAGCCGGCCGCCACAACCACCGTGTCGAGCGCGGCCAGGTCGGCGATCGGGTGAGTGAGCTCGATCTCGGTGCCGACGTGGCTGCGAATGCCGCGGTACTCGATCCGACCCGAACCGGCGTCCCATTCGAGGTCGCCGCCGGCGTAATAGCCGTCGGGCTGCAAGGCGAAGGTGAACGAATTGACGAACACACCAGCCACGGATGACAGGTTTGCACTGACCGAGAACGCCGCCCGGCTGACGTTGCAGCGACCCGGCCCTTCGCTGTACAGCGCATGCGGGCACGCGCGCTGATAACTGCGCGTCAGGCCCAGCCGCTTGATGCCGGTCATCACCGGTTCGCAATGCAGCGTCGCGGCGATCGACCCCTCGACGGTGCGATCGATGACACGACCGGACCAGATCAAGGCCCGCTCGGTGTCGCCGGCGTGGATCCTGAACACGGAGAGCCGCACGACGTACGAGGGCGGCGCCACCCGGAACAGCTCGGCGATGGGGAAGTCCCGGGCCACAGTGAGGTCGAGCGGCGCGCGAGAAAGCTCGGGCGAGTCCTCGATGGCCGACCGGCGGATCGACGCCGTGGTGAACGTGGTCGCCCCCTGGTACAGGTAGTCGCGGTGCCAGGAAGTGAAGCGCAGCACGTTGACCCCGGCCGTGAACTCGTAGAGCTCGATCGGCGCGGCGTCCTGCTCGCTCTGTTCGAAGGTATCAATGGACATTGCGCGGCCCGGTCAGGGTAAGGGTGGCCTCGGCAACCGCGGCCGAGGCGTGCTCGATCTCGACCACGTCGTCGTCGAGGCGCGCGAACATCATCCAGCTGATCATGGCCACGCTCTCTGGCGTGATCTCGACGCCGATCGCCGTGTTCATGGTCATGCGCTCGGTCTGGGCATCGACCGCCGCGAACCCAGACACGCGCCGGTAGTGAACCGCGCCGTTGGTGAGCTCGATGCGGATGTCCCGGCGGCCGACGTCGGCGCCGACAAACTGCACCAGCCCGATGCGCTCGACATCGATGTTGACTTCCGCGGCGCCCACGGTAGCGGCGAGCTTGAGGTCGGCCGCGAACGTGGGGACCCAGATCCCACGCCAGCGGCCGGCGCGGGCGTACAGGAACTGCCGCAGCTGGTCCTGCTCCTCACGGTCGAACGTCGACCAGAGCACCGTCTGCGCCGGCTCGGCGAGACCCGAGCGGTCCTGCACGAGCAGCGCGGCAGTCTGGCTGTCGAGCGTGGACAGCTGGCGGCGGAACGACAGTTGCGGCGCGTCGCGCCAGTTCGGCGCGTGCTCGAGCACGGGCAGATCGCGGTACAGCGGCTCGGCGTCGAACGTCCGCAGGATCTGCTCGACGGTCTCGAAGCTCGCGCTGGCCGTGACGTAGCTGCTCGTGAGGCGGCCGAGCCCCTGCGCTTCCGTGAGCCGCGCCTGGCGCGCCGGGTAACAGGCCGTGCCGATCGGCCAGTTGTTGAGCAGAGGCCGCGCGAGCGTCAGCGCGGACGGCCCCACCGCATCGACCTCAAAGCTTTCGTAGCTGAGCCCGTCGGGCGAGAGCAGCAGCCCGAGGCCGCCGGCGTGGTAGTCGCGCGTGGCGGTCGACAGCGGAATGGACGTCGCCCCCGCCGTGAGCGCGGCGCTGAGTTCGACCACGTCGGGCCAGATCGGCAGCACCCACACGCGCGAGCCCCAGGCATAAATCTCGCTCTCGAGCGTGCGCCGCAGCGGGCCGTCGCAGTCGAACGTGAACGACCAGGCCTGCCGAGGGCCCTCGCGCAGCGCGACGCGCTGCTCGAGGCCGGACTCGGTGCGTTGCACGTCGGTCAGCCAGAACAGCGTTTCGCGCACCGGGTCGAGCCAGTTCGGGGCGACGTGCCAGGCGACGATGCGCACACCGGTGACGGCCACCGCGAGATCGATCACGTCGACGTCGTAACTGACGGTGGCGTCGATGACCGGCGGCCCGTCGGTGGATACCGCCAGCTCGTAGACCAGTTCCTGCCACGGCGCCAGCACGAGCGGCGTGGCGGCGGGTTCGGTCAGCACCAGCCCCTCCCCGTTCGCCAGCGTCACGTCGTTCAACGTGCGCGGGACGAAGTAGGTCGAGAACAGCGAGATCTCGCGCACCTGAGAGGAAATCAGGTTGCCGAGCGCCAGCGTCAACGGCGTGACGTGGATGCGGTTGTACCAGTGCAGGAAGCCAAACGAGTCGGCGACGGTGCCGGTCTGTGTGTTCTTGGGCTCCGCGCTGATCGGCAAATTGTCGGCCTGGGTGCCCGCAGCGGCACCGGTCGGCAGGTAGGTCTCCTGGGTCGTTCCGACCGTGTCCCGCGAACCAAGGGCCGGATTGGTCGGCGCGCTGACACTGATGCCGCCGACAGTCTCGAAGCCAGTGAAGCTCGTCACGTGCGCAGGTAGGCGTAGCCGTAGTAGCCGGAACTGGGCGTGGTGGACGAACTCGAGCCGGAGGTATCCGTGCGCGCCACGACCGGCCAGAGTTGCCAGTCATCGCCCCCGATCGACAGTATCTCGCCGGGCATGTAGTTGCGCAGGCTCACGTGGCGCAGCGCCGGAACGCGACCGACGATTGACCGCAGTGACGACGGGCGGTTGACGAACAGCTCGAGCGGGAAGAGCGGCGTGCGCAGGTTCCACTTCTGGTACTGAGACCCGATCGCCCCGATCCATTTGCCGTCACCCCTCACGCAGCCGGTGCCGAACGACGAAGCAGAGGCGATGTCGCTGCTGGCGGCGATCTTCACCCAGTTGTCGGTCAACCCATCGACGTTGCAGTAGAACTGCCCGCGAGCGGTGCCGCCGTAGATCGTGTCGGCCAGGTAGCGGTGATTAGCGCTCGTCGTGCGATTCGCATCGTCCGAGGTCGTGTCATGGAACACGCTGTCGCTGTAGGTGCCTCCCGTCCAGGCGCCGTACTTGATCAGGTCGCCCAGCACCCAGTGGCGGTAGACGCCGGCCGAAATCTCCACCACCGCGCCCAGGAAGCTCTTGGACTCCTCCGACTCGGCATAGAAGTGATACGCCGTGAACGGCCCCGCCCCCAGATTGCAGGAATGGGTAACGCCGGAGTGCCCAGGCTGTGCATTCCACGCCAGCCCGGAGTCGTACGAAATGCAGCCGCGCGAGTCGAGTGAGTCGGCGTCGGCGACGACGCCGCAGAACGCCGATCCCTTCGAGAACACTTTGCCGCTGGTGGGACTGCTGACGGTCCAGCCGTTGGCCGCGGCAAAGGTGCCGAGATCGGCCAGCAGGTCGGCGGGATCCGAGGCCGCACCGGTTTGATATGGCATGCGTCAGGCCTCGAGGAGCGCGGCATAGTTCCAGCGCGCGGTGCGGTAGCAGTCCTGGAAGATCAGGTACGAGTCGCCGCCGATGGTCAGGTCGTCCTCACTCACCGTGCTGAACCCGCTGATCGCGTACGCCCCATCCAGTTCGCCATAGATGTTCGCTTCGGGCGTGTTTCCCGTGAGCATCAGTGGGAACCGTGTGTAACTGCCGTCGACGTTGTCGCGCAGCTCGCGCCAGCGGCTGCGCACCTCGTTGGCGGAAGTTCCTGACCGATCGTGATAGGGGTGGATGAAATTGCCCGACGTCGCGGGCGACTCGGCGCTGGTGGACTCGTCGTGGTTGCGGCAAGTTGACCACGAGCCGCTCGGCAGCAGGATCTGCGCGCCGTCGCCCGGGTCCCAGAAGTTGCGGAAGTCGTGGCGCTCGGACGAGAAGCGCAGCGCGCCGCTGTAAGGCATGCCCACGTAATAGGGCTGGCCATACTCACCGGGCGTGCCGTACTGCAGGAACTTGCCGAGGTAGCTCGCCGTGTAGACGGTCGAGATCTTCGTCACGACGATCACCCGCTGCGCGTTCGCGAAGAACCAGTACGGGATGGCCGCGTCGAAGGTCGGATGGAATCTCGTTGCTGAAGCGCCGGGCTGCAGCGTGTGCGCCAGCCCCGAGTCGTACGCCCGGAACATCCAGCCATAGAAGCCGAACGTGTCGGTGTCGACGCTCTCATACAGCTGCAGGCCGACGTGGATTTCCTCCGTGCCAGAGAGGCCCGGCGCCTCGAACAGCACCGAGCGGTCGGCGGTGTTGTAGTCGAGCTCCGTCCAGTTCTCGCCCGTGCCGATCCCCGTCGTCAGAAACGTGCGCAGCCGCTCGAAGAGGTCGTCATGGTCAGTGGCGGTGCCGTAGGAGGTGGTCATGCCTTACCTGAGAATGTTTCGAATGGAGCCCGAGTTGCGCTGCATGCGCTTCACGAGGAAGCGGTCGAAGTCCTCGGTGTCGAGCTGCTTCATGACGAGGCCCGGTTCGAGGCCAAGCTCGCCCCGGAAGCCGGCCCGGCGCTCGCCCGCCTTCGCCGGTTCCATGTCCCCCGTGATGCCGCCGGCCGCCAGCCGCCGAGGCATGCCGCGGGGCGTGGCGTGGAGGGCTGCAGATCCCGCGTTGATCAGTCGCAGCAGGTCGAGGTGGCGCGCCGTGGCCGCGGCATTGACCACGAACTCGCCATTGCTCACCAGCAGCGGGGCGCCGGCGGTGGTGATGGCCGGGATGCTGTCGCTGGTGCCCGTGCCCGGCCCGCGAATGCGGCCCCCGCCCGTGGCGTCGATGGTGCCGCCGCCCGCGTAGCCGACCAGGCCACCACGTTTCAGCGGCGCCGAGTTGATCGCAGTCATGGACGAGAAGTCGCCGACGCCGCCAGTGCTGCCGCCGAAAAAGCCAAACGCATCCATGGCGAATTTCAGCAGCTGCGCCTGCAGGTACGTCGCCAGCATCTCGGCGGCGATCCGCTGCAGCGAGGAAGCCACCGTGCTGGCCAGCGATTCGAATACGTCGCCAACGCTCTCGAAGTTCTGCAGGTTGGTGAGCACATCGACCAGACCGCCGTTCAACGCTTCGGACGCGCCCTGCTGCAGGACCAGGAAGCTGTTGGAGGCGTTGGCGACGGAGATCGCCACCTGGTTCACCTGTTCGGTGAACGCGGCCGCCGAGGCCTGCGCCTCTGGCGTGCCGACCGCGTCGGCGGCTGCGGTCGTCTGCGCCGCGATCGCCTGCAGGATCGCGAGCCGCTCCTTCTCGATCGCTAGAATGTCCTGCTCGCCCTGGAACTGCGTGCGAATACCGAGCTGCACGTCCTGCTCGATGCGCGTGCGCACCGTGGCGAGCTGCTCGAGTGCGGCGCGGCCTTCGGCCAGGACCTGCTCGAGGTTGATGCCGGCGACGCCCGTCTCGCGCGCCTTGCCGAGCGCGGCCTCGTCCTGCGCCGTCACGCCGCCCTGCGCCAGCGCCAGAATCTCGCGCGTCTTTGCCAGCTCCGCGTCGAGCGCCCGCAGCTTCGCCTCACTGCCGCGGCCGGTGGCCTCGAGGATGCGCTGCTCAAGTTCGAAGCGGGCCTCGCCGGCCGCCTGGTCGGCGCGAGCCTGATCCGCGGCGAGCTTCTGCGCCTCGCGGGCAGCCCTTTCGGCCTCACGCTTGGCCGCCGCGGCGGCGCTGTCCGTGGCGCCCTTGTTGCGAGCAGCGGCGGCCGCCGCATCCGCCTTCGCAAGGGCCGCGGCGACTTCCTCTTGCAATTTCGACGTATCAGCCTTCACTGGCAACACGATCGGCGGTGCGTCGCGCAATGCCTCCGTGGTGATGGCGGCAAGACCGGCGGCCACGTCGCCCTTCAGGCCCTTGATGCCGGCGATCGACCGCCGCCAGCCGTCGAGATAGATCCGCCCGGCCTCGCGAAAGTTACCCTGCACCAGCTGCGTCGCCGCCGCGGCCGTGCCGCCAATCGAGTCGCCGACAAGCTTGAACACGTCGACGGCAACAGTGGCCAGCAACTTGAACGTGGCGATGACCGTTCGCAGAATCCGGCCAGTCTCGCGGCCGAAGGCCTGCATTTCCTTGACGCCGTCGCCCTTGATCGACTTCGAGAAGTCGCCCATCGCCGAAACGATCGACGGCGCCAGGCCGCTCAGGAAAGCCGTGGCGACGCCTTCGGCCTGCAGCTTGATCAGGTCGAACGAGTCGCCCGCCTGGTCGGCGGCGGCCGCCAGATCGCCAGTGATCAGGAGCCCGAGGTCGGCCGCCTGCTGCCGCAGGTTCGCGAGGCCCTGATCGGCGACGGCCTGCATGACCGGAATCAGGTCGGCAAAGCCCTTGCCGAGCAGCTCCGATCCGACCTGCGCGCGGCGGAAGGGATCCTCGATCGCAAGCACGCGCTTCGAGATCAGCTCGAACGCCTGGCCGGTGTCGAGGTTTTCGAAGTCCTTCGCCGCGAGGCCGATCTGCGCGAAGGCCTGCACAGCGGTCTGGCTGCCCGACTTCAGTTCACCGATCGAGCGTGACAGGCGAACGATGCCACCCTGCAGCTGCTCGACCGAGACGTCCGCCAGCCGCCCGGCGACGCCGAGCGCGGAGATATCCTCGACCGTGGCGCCGGTCTTGGCCGATACCTTGCCCAGTGCGTCGGCGCTCTGCAGGGCGCCCTTCACCAGGCTAGTGAAGCCGACCACGGCCGCGCCGAGGCCGATCGCCGGCAGCAGCCCCTTCAGCTCGCGCAGGCCTTGGTTGATGGCGCCGAGACCCTTCCCGCTCGCAGTCTGCTTGGCCTGCTTCTCGACCGACTTCAGCGCGTTGACGACGTCCTTGACGCCGTCGGCCGAGAGCCGGACGCGAACTTGTGCAGCGGGTGTGCTCATTTGAGGATCGACGGCACTCGTGGCGGTTTCTGGGCTTTCTTGCTATGCGGCGCGGTGAGCGCCCACATGATCGAGGCGTGGCGGTAGGACTCGAGCGCCGCGGCTTTCATGGTTTCGATGTACGCCAGCAGCAGCTCGCGCAGCGGCCAGTCGAGGATGCGATCGGCTCGATCCGGATCGTGACCGGCCACTTCACGGACGACCGCGACGAACTCTCCGTCGCCTAGTGCGCCACGATCGGGTTTCCCTGGCCGCCGGTCGCCGGCGTGGCGGCGGTAGAGCTCAGGGAACTGATCAGCGGTCGCAGCGCACGCTGAAAAAAACCGACGACGCACTCCATGACGAGCGCGTCGACCAGCTGGCGGTCTTCCTCGGTATCGAGCCCCTCGAGAAAGGCCTGCGTCTCCGCCGCCATCTCCACCGTCCAGTCGCGCGTGGTCTTGCCTTCCGGCAGGAGGAATGCGGCCAGCAGGCGGCAGCTGTGCCCGGAGGCGAGCACGTCAGCGTTCCATTCGACCAGGAACGCTGCCGGCGACTCGTCCTCCCCCGGCATGCGCTTCGGGGTGCCGACGTCGCGCGTGACGGCGGCCAGGTAGTGATGCTGGCGAACAGTGCGGCGGTCGAGGTCGGCGGCGGTGAACCGCCGACCCCCGAGGACATGAACCTCTCCGGCCACCGCTTACACCCGCTCGAGGATGAAGAACGGCTCGGTCGGGTGGTTCGCGCTGTCCGACAGCAGCTTGAAGCGCAGGCCGAACGCCGCGTAGTCGTCGCTGATGAGTGGGTACGCACCGTCCGAGGCGACCGACACCTTCCACACCGTGAGCCGGTCCGCCGCTGCCACGCCGTCGGCGTTGGCATCGTCGGCCTGGAACGTCAACTTGTAGGTCGGCGAGACGGTCGTGCCGCCGCGAATTTTCTGGATCGTGGCCGCCGGCTGGTCGAACGTCACGGTTACGTCGTCGCCCGTGATGATCGTGCCGCCGAGGATCGTGACCAAGCCCTGCGCGGCGTCGAGCAGGTAGTCGGTGCCGAGCGTCTTGGTGGCCGAACCTTCCACCATCACGACGTTGGTGATGTTGCGCGCGCCCACGTAGTAGGTGTCGCCCAGTACGACGTCGGTCAGCGTCTTCGAGCCGGTCGTGCTGAGCGACTGCGAGACGGTGGTCGAGTCGCCCGACATGAACAGCTTCAGGTTGAGCAGCGTGTGCTCATCGAAACTGGCGACGGCCTCGTACGCCTGTCGGATCACGCGGCTGTCGAGCAGCGGCGAGGACTGTTCGGTCGAGGAGTACTTCTCGCGGGTCTCGTTCTCGGACGAGAGTTCGAGCGAGGTGATGTTGCCGACGAACGTGCCGAGCGCGTCGCCGCTGGGGGCGACACCGGCAACCCAGGGCGCCAGGAACAGCGCGCCGCGGCCGAGCTTGAGATTTTCACCATTGGCAGAGAAAGACATATCAGGAGGCTCCTGTGGTTAAGCGGCCGCCTCGGGATCATTGCGGCGGGTCTGGTAGGGGATGACAAAGGTCACGCGCGCGAGTCCGTGCGGGACCACGCCGATCGTGTATTCGTGATGCACGAGGGTCTCTTGCACGTCGTCGTGCCAGAGCGTCGAAATCGCCGATGGCACGGCCTTCTCGATCCACGCGAGCAGCGGGTCGAGCAGCACGTCGGGCTCGTCGCCGTTCGCGCGCGCCTCGACCACGATCTGCAGCTGGCGCACCACGAGCGGGCCGGGACGGTTGGTCGCCGGGCGCACGGGCTCGTCACCCGGGTACACCGAGATCGAGGGCTGCTCATCGGCCTCGACCTGCGACTGCCGCAGGCGCGTGGCGGCGGGCACGCCCGGCGGTGTGCCGGTGTTGAGCGCCGAGAGCACCGCGTCGACGATTTGCTTGCGCAGCGTCGCCATCAGGCCGGCATCTCGCGGCAGAAAATCAACGTCATGCCCCCCTCGTGGACACGGTAGCGCTCGCGCACCTCGACGGTGCGGCCCGTGGTCGGGATCGGTGAGGCGTCGCTCAGGCCGGTGAGCGTGAGCGTCGCACCCACCTCGAGGCCGGGCAGGGTGGATGTCTGAAACAGCACCGAGAGGCGCTCGATGACAGTCGACGATCCGGCGTCGTTGGTCTGCACCAGCTCTTCGACGTCGTCGGCGATGCCGAGCACCGCCAGGCTGCCGAAGGTCACGGTGCAGTTGCCGAAGGCGCGAAGGTGAATCTGCGGGTCGTCGGTGATCACGTCTCGGCCTCGATGTGTCGGCGGGCGATGCGCTTGGCGATCAGCGCCTGAGCCTCCGCGTGCGGCAGCTCGAGCACCTGGCCCTGCAGGTATCGGTGGTACTTGCCGCGCGTGTGATCGCGCAGGATGTCCACCCGGGTGCCCGCGCATTCGGCGAGCAGTCGAAAGCGTTCCGGCGGCGTGTACGGCGGCAGAACTTCCGCCGGGTCGTACTCGCCGAACATCTCAACCAGCGGCCCGCCCATGGTTCGAATGGGTAGCGGCACGCAGGTCTGGACCCGCTGCCAGCCGCGCTCGTGCACGAACGCGGGCCGGAACTGCCCGGGGCTCGACCCCTCGCCGTGGAAGTAGATGCCCCGCGGGTCCGCGTAGCAGTCCATCCCGGCGAGCAGGATCGCCCTCGCACCGAGCATCCAAGCCACCCACGCCGCCTGCATGCCGCTGTAGGGCATCTGCGGGTGCTCGGTCATGCGGTAGTCCGCCCAGGCGTGCGGCGCCACGATCGGCACGCCGTAGGGCCGCAGCGTCGTCTCGATGTGATCGAGCGCCACGATGTAGTCGCAGGCCCGCAGCCGACAGCCGTGCTGGTTCGCGCTCAGGCACAGCGTGCCGGGTGGCAGCCGTTGCGCCTGCTCGGGCAGGCTCGGCCCGCCGCCGAGCACCGCCACGGTGGCCCCTGCATGCTTGAGCAGCAGGTCGCGCACCGTGCGCATTACGCTCCCGGCAATTGGATCCGCCAGGCCTGCGACGCGCCGGCGGGGCCCAGCGGGCGCAACAGGTGCGCGAACAAGCTCTCGAGCAGCCGCTGCCACTCAGGGTACGGGCGTCGGTTCACGTGCAGGTCGACGCCCTGGAAAACGTGCGGATAGTCCGCGACCGTCACGGTGACGGTCTTTCGCGCCACGCGCGCGAGCTCGAGCAGCGCGATCTCCGTGTCCTCGCGCACCAGGTGCTCGAGCACGTCGAAGCAGGTCACGTGGTCGACGCTGCCATCCGGGAACGGCAGCTGGTGGGCCTCGGCATACACCACGCCGGGGCCGAGGAGCGACGGTACGACCTCGGTGCCGGACACGGGATGCATTCCCATGTCCAGCGCCAGCCGCAGTACCTCGCCGCGGCCGCAGCCCACGTCGAGCAGCGAGCCCTGCAGGCCGGTCAAATCGCGCAGCGCCGCCGTGTAGCGGGCCTGCCCCATCCGGTAGGACGAGTGCACGTAGGCCGTCGAGTATTTCGCGATCTCGGTCTGGCGGCTCATGCGTGCATCCGGTCAGCGGGGAGAGGCCGCCCGTGCGGCCCCTCCCCGGCTCATCAGGTCTTGGTCGCGTTGCCCGCGGTGAGCTTGACGACGCAGGTCGTCTCGAGGTTGGCGCCGGCAACCATGGCGATGGCACCACCGGTGATGTCGCCGGTGGCCGGCGTGGCGAGCGAGTCGTCGAACTGCGACGCGGACACGTCGTAGATCAGCTTCTCGCCCTGCACGAACACCGCCGCCGACACCTTCGGCACCGTGAACACGCCCTCGATCGCCACCGCGCCGGTGGCGCCACTGGCGATGTCGGTGAGTGCCACGCCGATCGTGTGGCCCATGACCACGACCGCACCGGCCGCGATTGCAGAGCCGGCGTTGACGTAATCGATCACGCCGCCCTGCTGCACATATTTGGTCGTCATTCTTGAAAATCCCTCGAATTCGAAAAATGGATGGAAGCCGGCGGCCCGGTCAGGCCGCCGGCTCAGTCGTCAGGGCGGGATCAGGCGCCCGGGTTCTTCCACGCGCCGCGCCAGTCCATGGCCGCAACGCCGTAGTCGAGCCGCGCCTTCAGCAGCACCGCGTCGGTCATGAAGTCGACGTCTTCCTCGGTGTACGGCGTGTCCTGACCGTTGAGGAACGCGCACTCGATCAGCGGCGCCACCATCGGGTCGGAGGCCAGATACCAGGCCGTCGCCGAGGCCTTGTCGAGCTCCGCGTCCGAGATGATCTCGAGCGCCAGCGAGGCCGCGTAGTTGCGCTTGTTCGAGTTCGACGAGGAGACGTCGGTCGGGGAGTTCAGCACCTCCCAGGCCACCACGCGCTTGCCGCGCGGCACCAGGATGAACCGCGGCGACAGGTTCAGCGTCGTGCGCAGGTCCTTGTCCTTCTGCACCGCGATCGCCGCCTCGCCCGTCGCGATCGTGGCCACCGAAATGGCCGCGCCGGAGCCAGCCAGGTTGGCGTGACCGCCCGCCGTCGTGACGGCCGTCGAGTTGAACAGCGCGCCGGTGTCCGACATGGTCGGATTGGCCGCGAGCTTGGCGTAGACGTCCTCGTTGACGGTGCGACGGGCCGCGAAGCCGAGACGCGAGGCGCGGTCGACGAACGCGCCGAGGTCGTCGTTGATGATCATCTGCCGCGTCAGCGAGATGAACCGGCCCTTGGTCTGGGCCTGGATCGTCTCGGCCTCCTCGCTGTGGCTGGCGGCCTTGTACTCGCTGCCCTCGGGGATGACGGCCAGCGAGTTGAAGCTGCCGACCTGCAGGCGGCTGTTGGACTTGAAGTCCGAGACCTCGCCCTTCTTCGCCCACTGCTGCCAGGTGCTCGGGGCCGCCTCGTACGAGGCACGCAGGGCTTTGTTGGCGGTGTTGCTGAGCAGCAGGGGGAAGTCGCTCGAGGTCATCGTGCCGAAGACCTTCGAGGCGAGTGCGGCGCCCTCGAGGCGATCGACGTGGGCGACGCCGGCGCGGGCCAGCACGGCGCGGCAGATGCGCTGCAGGCCGGCACCGGCGAACTCGTTGCCGGCCTCGATCTTCTCGATGCCGCGGCGGGCCATGATGGCGTTGGCGACGCCCGCGATGAACTTGTCGCGGCTGTCGACGCCGGCGGTGACGTGCGCCGCCGGGCGGGCCGGCTCGACGCCCTCGCCGAGCTTGGCGAGCAGCAGCTGCGAGGCCTTCTCCGGCGTGCAGTTCATGTCGTCGAGGCAGGCATCGAGCAGGCCGCGGTGCTCGGCCGAGAACCGGCCGAACTGGGTGCGGATGGTCTCCCGGCGACCGGCCTCGGCGGCGAGCACCTGTTCGCGGGAAAGGGTATCGGCTGCGTTGGGCGCCGACGCATTGGCATTGGGCATGGAAAGCTCCTCAGTGGAGAGTGCATCGGCGGATGCCGACAGAGGGGGATCCGCAGTCTCCTGCGGGGACTTCGAAACATCGGACGGCTGCGACGCCTTCAGCGCCGCGGCAAAGCTGAGATGCGACGCAAAGGCCTGGAAGCGCTCGCGAGCGAGGGCCTGCCGATCCGTCAGGGCGGCGGGTGCGCTGGCCACCGACGGGCCGTCCGCCAGACCGGCGGCGATCGCCTCGTCGCGCGTGAACCAGGTCTCGCCCTGCATCCAGCCCTCGACGACGCCGCGATCCTGGCCGGTGCCCGCCACGTACGCATCGACCAGGCCGACGCTGATCTTGTCGAGCATGTCGGCGGTCTGACGCATGTCGTCGGCGTCGCCCATCGAGATCGTCCACGGGCTGTGCACCATGAACATGGCACCCTCGCCCATGTAGACCGTGTCGCCGGCCATCGCGATCACGCTGGCGATCGAGGCCGCGAGGCCGTCGATGTAGACGGTCACCTTGGCCGGGTGTTCCTTCAGCGCGTTGTAGATGCTGAAGCCGTCGAACACCTCGCCGCCCGGCGAGTTGATCCGCACCGTGATGTCGGTGACGTTGCCGAGCGCCTTCAGGTCGTCTCGGAAGCGCTTTGCGGTCAGACCATCGCCGTACCAGTTTTCGCCGATCGGTGCGTAGATCTCGACGTCGGCCGCCGCATTGCCGCGGGCCTGTACCTTGATCATCGGCATCGGTGAAGCTCCTTCGAAAAATCAGTTGAGCGCGTCCGCCAGGACGAGCGCCGTGGTCAGTGTCATGAGGTCTTCGGCCGTCCAGTCGTCTGGCACGACCACGATCAGCGGGCCTGCGGGTGTTGCGATCTCGCGCTCGACGAAACCGTCGCGGCGGCGCATCACGCGCGGCCGGATCACGCCGCCGCCCGACTCCGTCGGCGGGCTCGTCGGCGGTGGCTCGACGGTGCCACCTGCGCCACCCGGCCAGAACGAACGCGTCCAGAACGAGGACGGCCAGAAGCTCGCGGCCCACATCAGCCCGAGACCACGACGTCCGTGCGGTAGCCGTACTCGTCGACGTCGGCCATGACCAGATCGACGGTGTCGTCGACGTCACGCACGACCACCGTGCCGGCGGTGCCCGGCACCGGTCCGCTGGTCTTACCGCCGGCGGCACCGGCCGCGGCGATCTTCAGCAAGCGGTCCTGCGCGGTCGACAACCCGCTTCCCGAGGTCACTTGGATCAGGCCGGCCGAGTTGCCAATGATCAGCGACACCTGGTTGACGTTCTTCACGTCCGCGATGTTGTGGTTCGCGCCCACGCAGACCACGGTGTAGGGGCTACCGACGTCCTCGAAGGTGACCGTGTAGCCGTTGATCATCTCGAACGTGCGCGCGTAGGTGACACCCGAGAGCGTCACCGCCGTGTTGTGCCGGTGCGTATCCGGGAAGGCCATGCCCTCCTCGCCGTCCTCGATGTCTTTCAGCGCCAGGCGGAACGCGTCGACGTCGAGCTCGTACAGGCCTCCGCCCAGCGCCGAGAGGTCCGCCTGTGGCACGGTGATGACCTTGGTCGACCAGTTGATCGAGAGCGTCATATCACTCGTCCGGGATCATCAGGACTGTGACATCGAGGCCCGCGGCCGTGATCGTTCCGGACACGGTGGCCGTCTTGTAGAGCGTGCCGAAGGCAGTGGTCGCCCGCCTGACTTTGCCGGCGATCGGCTGCTCCACGTACTCCGTGGTGCCAGTGACGATCCCCGACGCATTGGTCAGGCCGGTCAGGATGTCGGTGCCATCGGGCGCCGGACCACCGCCACCGGCGGCCTCGATCAGCACGCGCGCGTTCTCGATCGGCGAGCCCGTGTTGACGTCGAGCACCGTCACGCTCACCGGCACCGTGTCGAGCGGGTAGTAGTTCGCCTGGGCGGCCGCGCTCGTGCCGGTGGTGATGTAGACCGAAGTGATGGCCGTAGTGTTGGCCGTTCCGGTGGTGATGCGCAGCTTGAGCTTGAAGCCAGTGCTCGCGCTGATCGACAAGCCGTTGAGTTCCGTGCCGAGTTGGGCGGCCGTGAGCTCGGACGACCAGGCACCGAAGCCCGCGCCAGTGTCAATTTGGTAGGCGAAGGTGAAGTTGCCGACCGCGCCGCCGCCAGCCATCACCAGCGCCGTGTTCGTGAAGCTCGAGTGGCCGAGCGCAAAGTGCGGCATGGTGAAGGTCGCGGTCATCCCGACCGTGGGCATGTACAAGCCGCCAGCGGCGGTAAACGCCGCACCGCCGGTGAGCGCGACCTGATCCGCCGTCAGGCTTGTCGGCTCATTCATCACGATCGCGATGCGTCCGACCGTGGCGGAGGTGAAGTGGTCCCACCAGTGCGTGCCATACACGCCGGTCTGGGCCGCGTAGGTCGGGGTCGCCCCAACGCCCTTATGGATCAAGTTGAGTGCTGCGGCGACCGGCACTTCGGCGTAGTCGCCCATCACGTTCTCCAGCGTGATGCGGCTGGAAGAGTTGTCGAGCGTATACAGGTTCGTTCGCGTGTTGGACGTGAAACAGCGTTGAACCTTGACGTCCGCCGCGGCAGCGCCCGCGATCAGGTTCAAGAGGTAGCCCGTCGAGTTCGACGACCCGAGCGACAGGGGCGCGCTCGGCGACGTACCGAGGTTGCGCAACTTGATGTTCGCGCACCCTGCAATGTTGATGAGCAGGATATTCGAGTACGGCTGGACGTTCGTGAGGCCGAAAAAGTCGAGCCCATCCAAGACCACATTGAGCGAAGCGGCCGTGGCGAATTCCCAGACGCTATTGAGCGTCGAGGCACCGGTGGCAGTATTTCCGGTAACCACATCCGCGTAGCGCGTCGAAGTAAAGTCGACGCCAGTGCAGCCCGCCATCACGAACTTGCCGCCGACCAGCTGCAAGCCGTCGAAAGTGCAGTTCACCGCGCGCGTCGCAAGGGCAGTGCCGGCGCCCGCGTTGGCCTTGTTTACGCGAGTATTGAAGCGGCACCCGCTGAAGGCGAAGTCGGATGCGTCGGTTAGCGTGACGACGTAGTTGCCGCTCGCAGCCAGCGTTGCGCGCGTGATATGGCAATCGCTGATCGTGCCGCCCGCAAAGCACAGCCCGATGACCAGTCCGACCTGAGCGTTCGCTGCTTCCTGGCCGACGCACACGCGTGTGAGCGTCATCGGCTGAGCGACCTCGCTCAGCGAAAGCTGAGTCAGGATGCCGACGTCGACCATCGACACCGAGTACGCCTGCGAGATTGATGGATACCAGGCCAGGTTGACCTTATCCATCTCGATCACGCCGCCGCCGGTCGTGGTCAGGTCATAACGGGTTGCGAGCGTGGCATTCGGCAGCGCGTTGGTGCCGCGGGCTGCCGTGGTACAGACCGCGGTCAGAATGTTCGGTACGCGGATCTTCCGGCCCGACCCCGGCACCTGGCCCACATCGCGCGTGCCGTCGTTGCCCAACCGCAGCAC